TTAACTCTTGATATCTTATCGTTTCCTCTGCTTGGTGTGTACTCTTGTACAGGAATGCCCATAGCTCTTAATTCAAATATAAGTGGCATACCTGCTGCCTTCGCCTCAATGATAAAAGCATCTGGCTTGCGTTCTGTGTACATCTGCATAGCCCTTTTCTTCAACTCAGGGAACTCTAGTCTTTCTTGGTAAGCATCTAGTAATATCAGGTTAGGTGCCAATAATCCATCATCACC